TTCTTGCAGACAATGTAGGAACAACACTCGGACCAAAGGGAAGGAATGTAATTCTTTATGATAAGAAGCAGAATATCCCTGTAATCACAAAGGATGGTGTAACCATCGCAAAGTTTGTGGAACTTGACGATCCGTTTGAGAACGTTGGAGTTCAAATTCTTAAGCAAGCGGCAGAGCAATCTGCAAACAAAGCTGGCGATGGAACCACAACAACAACAGTTCTTACAAGAGGAATCATCAACAAAGCACAGAAGTATCTGACTGCTGGTGTTTCTCCTATAGAACTTAAACGCGGTATGGATAAGGCATGTGAAGTTATCTGCGAGAAACTCAAAGAAACAGCACGTCCTATTCAAACAGAAGAAGATATCTTTCACATCGCAACTATCTCAGCGAACAACGACAAAGCAATTGGAACTCTCATCTCCAAAGCTATTGATGCCGCAGGTAAAGACGGAACTGTTCTCGTTGAAGAAGCAAGATCAGTAAACACATCACTTGATTTGATTGAAGGATTTCGCTTTGATAGTGGCTATCTTTCGCCCACATTCATCACGAATGAGCGAGCCGGTACGGTAGACTACGATAGTCCTCTACTTTGCGTTACAGATGAAAAACTTGAGACAATAGAGCAAGTTTTACCTACTCTAGAACTAGCAGCGAGAGAGTCACGTCCTCTGATTATAATTGCAGGAGATCTTGAAGGTCAAGCACTGGCAGCATTGATAGCGAACGCTGTTCGGGGAACCATGAAGATAGCAGCAATCAAAGCTCCGAGATACGGAGAAGAAAGACGAAACATTCTTAAGGATCTCTGTGCCTCTGTTGGAGCCACGTTCATTACGAGAGAGAATAATTTAACTCTCAAAGATATTAAACTGACACACTTTGGTCAATCAAAAAGAATAACAGTGTCAAAAGCCGGAACAACAATTGTAGGAGGTAAAGGTGACGAAGAAGAAATTGAAAAGCGTATTGACTCGGTTAAAGCTCTTATTGCCGAAGAAGATAACCTCAAGATTTGTGAGAGACTCCAAGAGAGAATCACTAGATTGGCATCCGGAGTGGCCGTCATAAAAGTTGGCGCAGCTACTGAGGTTGAGATGATTGAAAAGAAACATCGAATTGATGATGCCTTGGAAGCGGTCCGCTCAGCACAAGAAGAAGGTGTCGTTCCTGGTGGTGGTGTTTCTCTTTTAAAGTCTGTATTGGATATCGAAATACAATCAGATAATGAGGAGCAATCACTCGGTGCCAAGATTGTCATAGAAGCAGTAGAAGAACCTATTAGACAAATGGCTTTGAATGCTGGACTGAGTCCTGACATTGTTGTAAAGCAAGTTCGTGAGACAACAACTTTCAATCACGGTATGAACTTTCTCAACGGAGACATAGTTAATCTCTTAGAGAATGGAATTATCGATCCAGTTAAAGTGACAAGATGCGCCCTGCAAAATGCAGTGTCTGTCGCCTCAACTATTATCACGACTAGCCATGCGATTGTTAATTCTCCAAACTAATTACTAGTGGAGGAATTCATCATGACAAATAGTGATATAACACATTTGACCCAAGCTATTATGGAGCTTAAAGGTCAGATAGAAAGAATGGCCGAACGCCAAGAAGAAATGGGCGAAGATGTTAAGAAAATAAAAGAAGCGGTGTATAATCCAGACTCTGGATTGTATGCTCGCCTAAGAGCATTAGAACAATGGAAAGAAAATCAAGCAAAAGTTCAATGGGCCGTGATCACAACTGTAATTGGTTTAGTAGCAGCAACCGTTTATAAAATGATAATTTCTGCTTGACAAACTAACAATAATATGTTATATTATATACAACAATGGAGGTAGCATGAGAGTTAGAATAAGTTATTCGGTGGATTTAGAAGATGTTCCGAAAGAATGTGCTAGAATGCTGAGTGAAAGCTCTGAGCATATTAGCGAAATACAAAGAGAAATTGAGTCTCTTATAGAAAAATTGAAGAATACTGATGGTATTGCATGGCAAATCAAAGCACAGATAGATAGATGCCGACAGCAATTGTCTAAATTAGATATGATATTGGCAGACAACGACATGATACTTGAAGGGTATCACAATGCGAAAGAGCCGCAGCCCTCAGAACAGGAACAAGAAAATGTCATTAATGAAGGGTGATTTAGTCAGGGTTCCTGCTAATTCGTGCCTCACACAAAGAGTTAGTGAGCTAGCTATTATTGACAAATATACGTATTTAGAAAGACCCACCCTCGGTATCTTTATTAAATACATCGAACAGCAAGCGCTGATTTTTATTAATAATAATTACTGGATGGTTAGACTTCGCGATGCAAGATACGTTGGAGCAAATTATGTTAGTTGAGTTAATTCAAATAAAAGAAGATTCAAGGGGAAAATACTTCTTGAAGAATATTTATGTGAATCCTTCTCAGATAGTTTTTCTCACTGAGGATAGAAGCATGAAGCAGAAACTTCAAGAGGGAAAATTGAGTCTGGGTCTAAACCAGAACTTTACAAACTTTACCAACGTAAGAATGAACTTTCATAGTCACGTTTCTGACATTACAGTTGTCGGAGACCCCGGACTAATAGAGTTAAAGATCTTCAATAAGCAGCAAAAACAATTATTAAAAGGCTAAAACTATTACAAAACGGAGTATAAATGTTAAAATACATAATTTATGGAAAGTCATCATGTGGCTTTTGTAGAAAGATAATTAAGAAGCTATCAGAATCAAATAAAACATTTTATGTTGAACTATTAGACGACAACCCAGAAAAATTGGAGGCAATGAAAATAAAATATGATCACCAAACAGTTCCAATTGTAATTGTTAAGAGAGTAGAAGAAAAACTTTTAGGCGGATGTGAAGACACTTTAAAGTTTCTACAAGAGGGTGAAGATGAAGCTACAACTATGCCGTCATAAGCTCGATAAGTTCTTTGATCTATTTGGTTATGGTTATGTTATCCAAGACTTCGGATACAAAGTCAGGATTCGATGGATACAATCACAGACCAAGTGGGATGAGCACACTTTACACAGAAGAGCAGTAATCTTTCTAGAACAGGAGTAAACATGGAAGGAATGTCAAACTACACAGTACAAAAACCTTGGGGTCACGAAATTCGATTTGCCCAAACAGATAGATATTTAGGAAAGATTCTTTATATCGCCCGAGGTCATAAGCTCTCTAGACAGTACCATGAGCAAAAAGACGAGACAATTATGGTTTACCACGGTACCCTTACCCTGGAGCTAGGTATGCCCAATACAAAGAGTTTTGAGACAAAAACTCTCTACTATGGGGATAGATTTAGAATACTCCCGGGAGTGATCCATAGATTTTGCGCTCCACATGACGGTCCTGTGACATTAATTGAGGTTTCCACTGCGGAGATTGATGATGTTGTTAGGCTTGAAGATGATTATAAAAGAGCATAGTTGAATACCTTTTGCATGCCCTCCTCTCTATTTACTATAGGGGGGAGGGTTTTTTATTATGTTATGGATGTTTTTATCGTGCATGTTAAGTTTCCAAGAGGAGGGAGACTTAAAGACAATTTCAGTGGAGCAGACACAAGCTGCTCATCATTTCAATTACAACAAGGCAATCAAGTCATCAGTTCGTTTAGTCGTGGTGAATGACGATAAGGTGGAACTGGGGCATGCCTCCGGTAATTACTTTAAAGTCGGTCGTCATCATTTTATATTAACAGCAGCACATGCTGTTGGTGATGGCGAATTCTTGGTGTATGTCGAAGACGGTGCTGTGATGGCGCCAATCGAAATTGTACATTACGATAAAGAAAATGATTTGGCTATAGTGGTTCCGTCAATCAAACTAACCACTATAAAACCCATTGACTATAGAATCAATGACAAGTTGGATATCAGAGGAGAAACAGTTGTACATGCTGGCTATCCAGCTGACCTTGGTCTTTCTGTATTCAATGGTACAGTGTCAATTTGTGCCACATCCAGTTTTATGATGCAATCTTTCGCCCTGCCTGGTTCATCAGGATCAGTTGTTTTTGATAATAAGGGAAGAGTTGTCGGAGTCCTATCTGCTTTAAAGATGGGATACTACGGACACTCTCCATTCCCTCAACTTCATCCAACAATGGTCTATGTAGCAAGAACCAGACAACTGTCACGCAAGGACATACAGGGGATAATTGTGAAGTGGAACAGCTCGAAGTAGGCTCTTTAATCTTAGACAATGGAAAGATAGGAGTTGTAACAAAAGTAATAACCAGTGGTACTTTGAACACTGATCATGATCTGATCAAGTGGAGGAACAATTACGAAGTCTACTACCAGGATGGTACATGCTCAATCATTGGAGAGGCTACTCTTCACCGTTTGATTAAGAGGGGAGATGTTAAAGTCTTATGATCTCCTTCTACCCTACCACCCTACTACCCCCCTCCCCCCTTCTAGTCTACGGGGGTACTAGTACAGTCGGGGGTACCCATGCATGAGCGCTTACGACATTATTTTACCAAAAGGACTGAAGGATTTGGCTGAACTTCACATTATGATCACAACAAGATTGAACAGAATTTGGGCAGAATACACTGACTATTGTTTAAATTTAAACTTTTTGCCCCGAACCAATTTGATTTTTCCAATCTTGTTTGCTGAGTTGGATTTTTACGAGTCTTTGTTGGGTCGTGTCCGTGCACATTTACCCGAAGACGTTCTACGAGATTTACAATATGACGAAAATTTTTAAAGCAGGACAGCTTGTTATTTATGATGACATTCTCTATGGAGAATCTCTCTGTGTTGTTTTGACTGATGGTGTAAGTGGCTATGGAAACGACACAAGAATTATTTATATTGTTTATTCGTTTCAACATTGCGACACTTGCTTGGCCTATGGCTCTGAAGTTACCGAGATGCCCAAGATCCAAGTTACATAAAATTTTATCTAACTTACATAAAATATAGCATATTTGTTAAAACATGTCAAGCGTTTTATGCAACTTTGTTAAAAATAATCCCCTTGCAAGAAGTGTGCCAATTATTATTTACATAACTCAAAGAGTCAATCGCTCTTTAAGACACACTGAGGGTGATTTTTTGTCTATTGCAATAATCGTGCCAATTTTTGTTTACATAACTCTAATGGTTTTTTATGTATTTTAAGCAACTTACATAAAATTATAACAAACTTGTTAAAACCGCTTGCAAGAACCATGCCAATTTTTATTTACATAACTCAAGTCTAAAATCCGTCCCGCCCGCCCGCAAACCATGGTTGCACAACATTAACTAGAAGTTGCATAAAATTATAGCAAACTTTCTTAAATTTGTCAAGTTTGTTAAAAATTTCTTTGCTTCGGACACTTTTTGTCCTTTACGAAGAGAGTCAACGTGTTATATTATATAGGTAAGCACAAACTGCGGAGATAAAATGAACCACTTTGAGAAAAACACACTTGTCAAAGATAAACACACACACCAAATCTTTATTATCACAGACTCGTACTATAAAAGGATAAGGCATGGCAACAGTTTTGATAAGCTTTTAATGTATAAATGTATTGAGCCACACTTGCCACGCATTACCCAGATACGACAAGAACATGAGCTTATGGAGATAAAATGAGACAAGCGAAAAGTATAGAAGATTTGCCCATAGGCACACCAATACAATTACACACATGGCTTGATTCAAGTCAAATTGAGAGCAAAACGTATTGTGGTATAATATGTCAAGTGTGGCCGAAAATGGTGGAGATTCTATATTCCGATGGAGTAAAAATGACATACCACTCCGATGAATTAGACTACAACAAAATTTTCATTGTGGAGTTATAATGACATTGGGCAAATTATATACAGACACTGAAGGAATGATATACATGTATATAAAAAGAGGAATGTGGACAGGATACTATACCGTATATTGTTTCAAAGACAATACTCAACATCAAATGCACAGAGACTTTTTGAAGCCGGTCAAAAAATGACCTTGACTATTCTGGTCAATCGGTTATATTATAAACATCACAACGAAACATGGAGTTCAAAATGAAGATAGGTGATTTGGTGCAGATAAAGCACAGAGAGTGTCATGGTTTATTCATCGTTATATTTATGACTCCGCCATACGATAGCTCTACATTCGTGAGACTATATTCTTTGAAAGACAACTGTATATGTTATGACTTGATGCGTTCATTGGAGGTGATAAATGAAAGTAGGTAGTTTAGTAAGAAGTATACACGATGGTGAAGTCCTCATAATAATGAGAAAAAAGAAACGAGGGTATCACATTGTATATAACTCACGATTAAATGTGTATTGGGAAATGCCCATAGAACACTTGGAGATAATATGAAAGTAGGTAGTTTAGTAAGAATGAGGTGTTACCCATCCATAGGAGTTGTAATTTCACTTGGAAACGGCTATGCTAGGGTTCATTGGGGCGATGGCAATTGGTCGTGGGAAGATAGTCGTGATCTACATGCGGTCAAAAAATGTCCTTGACTTTTTCAACCAATCAGTTATATTATTAGAGTAAACACAAAACATGGAGTTATCGTGACCTTAGAAGATGCAAAGAGAAAACGCAAGATTGTTTTTGACAGAGTGAGTAAATTTACAGAACAGGAGGTGAAATACTATACAAGCAAAAGCACATATTATGACCGCAAGATCATGGAAGAATTTATAGGTCTATTTGCAGAAGACCCAAAGGAAACAAACATTATAATAATACATGCGGAGTGTTTTGAAAACTATTGGGAGTTTTCGCATGTGGGTAAAAAATACTTCAAGAACCTATCATTAGCTAGAGTTTTTATGAAGTCGAAGAAGAAAGACTTTGTCTTGTCGATGATGATAAAACGAGTAAGATGGAGTCTTAACTCTGTCAAAGAGGTTGAACGTCTTGTGAAGGATAATAAGGCGACAGAGGTGATTATTGCTCTTTGGATAGCAAACCTCAGCACCACCAATTACAATCATTTTTGTAGCTACCTATATGATCCCGTTTTCAAGATTGGCGAAATGGTTCAGTTCCGTTCGACTATTGGTGTGGATACCATCTTGAAACGCGAAAGGTACGGACATGGTTCGGTGCAATTCTATGGATGCACAAGAAGCACTCTTGCGAAAATGAAAAAAAGCACGTTCATGGTTTTAGAAATAGATCCAAAATTAGAGGGCAAGGTCTGGGCGAAACCCTATTCATACAAAGAAAAACAAGGTGGAGGAAGATTTTACAAGGTTTTGCCGATTGGCGAGACAAAAACCTATTACGTTGTGGAAAAGTTCTTGAAGAAGTGTAGAACAAAGGCTGTAAAGGACGCACGAAAATGAAGGTGGGCGATCTGGGAGTATTCAATAACACCACAGACTGGACGATCATCGACTTGGTAGGTCGAATGTTCGTTATCACAGAACTTATGACACAAGAACATGCCATAAGAGTTCGGATGCTGGACGATTTTGAAGAAATATTGTTTGACAGCACCGAGATCCTACATTATGCAAAGATTTTACCACCGGTCAAAAAATGTCCTTGACTTTTCCAACCAATCAGTTATATTACTTACATCACAACAAAACATGGAGCAATCATGAAATACACAAAAGGTGATTTGGTTCTGGTGCAAACCAGTTACAACACAAAACTTCGCAAGAAATATGCTATTGTGCAGAGTCAATACTTCAATTCAGTAAAAGTCAAATTTATGCAGACAGGAAAAGTACAGGACTATCTCAAAGATTTTATTACACCAGTAACAGTGAGGAAGTCATGAAAGTAGGTGATCCAGTAATGAGAGTGTTTACGTATGGAGACAACTGGATAGGAATAGTCACAGAGGTCTGGTACGATGGCATTGTTATGGTTAAGTGGGCGCATAATGGACTTCATGATGTGCATAGCATCTCAATTTTAACGGAGGTAATATGAAAGTAGGTGATTTGGTAAAATTAAAACATCATGGCGATAGTTGGGGAATAGGTGTTCTCACAGAATACAGACCCACTCTTGATTGTTGGTGGGTGCATTGGTCAAACATGGGTCG